ACCAGACACATTAAGTAAAATGGATGTTCCGGCTGCGCCACCACCTTGCGGCACAACGTTGCTAGATGCAGAGTCAAGGTTCTGGTCTTGGTTGTTTTGAAACGTCAGATACCGGCCAACATTGGTTGCAGCAGATGGCAGCGTAACAACGCAAGTCGATCCAGACTTGTTGTTGATGATCCACGTTTCATTGTATGCAACCGTGAAGTCAGCCGTCTTGGTGACAGGTGCAGTCAGGGCTGGCGTTAATGCCCGTATCGCTAGTTCATCCAACGGAGGTGGCGCTAATGACAGCCCATCAATCTTTGTTTCGATAACTGCAATCTGGCTTGTCGTCGCAGGGCTTTGCTCTTTGTTCAGCGTTTCAGATAGGCCAACAATCTGAGCCAAGGCATCAGTTGCGCTTGCTCCAGCATTACCGGATGAAAGAACCACATCATCGATTGAAATGGACATGGCGTTGGTATTGGCGAACAGGCGCTCAAATTGCTTGATCTGTTCGAAGTCGCTTAAAAACGACGCAAACTGATCTCGTGTAAGAGATAGCCTTTGGTTTGCCATTAGAACGCCAACGGCTCGATTGCCGCCTCTAATCTAGCAAACGACATATGCGCGTCTGACGTGCCTTGGAATCGCTGTATGCGCCAGTTACGCATCCAACCCTGCTGGAACCATACCAGACGCTTTGCACGTTGTCCTGTGAGGCCGGCATTGATAAACTTCTGCTGGCTGTAGGTCTGGCCATCAGTGGAGTAGCTTGTGTTGATTGTCGGCTCTACGCCATAAGCTGCTGAACCAGTTAGGCCAACAAGCTCTAGGTTCTGAATGATTGCGCCGCGACCTTCGTTGTAAACGATTGTCGTCCCAAACTCCCAACGCACCTTCTGCCCGTAATGGCTTGAGATGTTGCTGACCATGTAGCCTACAGCTACATCTGTTGGGTCGCCCACCAGCCATTTGTCATAGCAATACACAAAGTTCTGTGCGCGATACTTAGATAAGCCAACCAAGCTGCTTGTCAGGACAAACCATACCGGCTGGCCCAAGTCCTGCGTAGCGGCAGCGTCAAATACAAGTGTGCGGTCTGGCAGATGAATATACAGATGCTCGTGCGCTTTGTCGTTACGCGCCTCCAGCTTGACCGTAGACAACTGGGCTTCAGTAAATTCCAAGAGAATCTGATCTATCTCTTGCGTGCTGATTTTACTCGCCTTGGCATTGCCACCAAGATAAATGCCAGGGGCTTCATTGAACCCACTTCCAAGGAATGCGATACTTTCAAGGTAGACGCAGCAGGAATGTGTGCCGACGACGCCCTTTTCAATCTGCGCTCCTTCAATACGCTGGAATGGGAATAGGTCTCCGCCTACGTTGTCATAGACTTCGATTGTGTTCCGGTTCAGTGCGTATATCTCATTGCGAAGTTTCAGCAGTGCGACAACTGGGTCAGGATCAATTTCTGACGAACCATATTTTAGGGGATTAACCTGTGTCGGATCACTTAGTTCCGTGACGATTAGAAACTCGCCGTCAGTGGTCATGAAGTAACCATCCACCCATACGACATCCAGCACAACGCCAAGGTCAGGGTCGGTGACTTGAATAAGTCCAAGGCTTGGCGAGTAGTAGAACAGGTCTTCATTCGATGCGATAGCCAAGCGGTCAAAGCTATAATCCATCGTCACCAGTAGGCCATTGTTCCCAACGTCACCAATGATGGTTACAGCGCCTGTGCTGGACACCGTGACAAGCTTTGAACCCATTACGCGGTAGCAGATGCCGTTCCAGTTGATGCCGCCGCGATCAACGCCTGGGCCAGTGCCGTTAGACACCAGCCCATCAGCAGGACGCAGGAAACCTTCACTAATCCCGTTGCTCTTTGGCACTGGAATCATATTGACCGGATAGGACGTGCGAAAGTCCGGCCCATTGTCCGTGTAGATGCCGCTAAGGATTGGAACCTGAACCATGATGTATCTTAGAAAGTTACATAAAGTTTGAATGCCTCAAGCTTCATGAGGTTGTTCGCAGTTGCTGGCTTAACAGTAATTGCAAATGTCTGGTCTACTGTAGTGTCAACGCTCAGGACTACGTTTGCACCCGTCGATAGGCCATGACCTATAGAAGTCGTTGCGTTGGTAACAACCTGAGAGCCACCACGATTGTATAGTAGCTTCTGAACAGATGCGCTGGCATTGCTTGCCGCAGCAGCAGCCAAGAGAGCGCTGCCACCATATGTCATGCCCAAGGTTTTAACTGTAGCGTTGTTGGTTACAGAGAACAGAGCATCGATCTCCATGCCGCCACCAACACCCATCGACCAGCCAGGGACTGTGACAGATGCTACAGTAACTTCGGTATTGGCTACAGCAACAACTGCTACACCGTACCAAACGAGAGCAGTTTGTGTGCCAGACTGTGTGCCGCTTGTGGTGACTGCTGCGCCGCCTGCTGATGTAGACACGGTAAAGGTGTTAGCTGAAAGCACTTCCTTGACATAGTATGTGGTGTTGATAGCCAATCCGGTAGGCAATGCACCCGTAGTGGTAAAGCGGATTGTGTCGTTCACGGACAGGCCATGTGCTGTCCAAGTTACTACGCCAGGTGCAGCAATGGTAATCGTTACAGTTGACGAAACGTAAGGAAGGTCGATTGTAACAGCAACGCCAGTTGTGTCAGCATCCAGCGCGGTAACGTCATAAAAGCCAGTAACGCCTGTGCCACCAGTCCAAGTCGTATAAACGCTTGCGCCTACTGCGATTGCTGCCGTCAAGCCATGTGCGCCTGCACTTGCCAAGCGAACATTGCCACCGTTGTTATTATAGGTGAGCGTTACAAACGTAGCTGCTGGCTGAACCAAAGCAACAGGATCAAGGCTACCGATTGTCAAAGTCGGGAAGTCACGCAGCGTTGGTTGAGCGCCTACATCATATTGCGCGGTCGATTCAATGCCGCTGATGATACGTACAGTGCGGTCAACTGGATAAGGGCCAAACATCTGTGCGCTGTTGGAAAGAGATGCAACCTCTGTGTAGCTTTCATAGCTTACAGGGCCAATTGGCTCAAGCGACACGGTTGTCGCATCGTTGCCCACATTCCCAACGCTGATATATTCACCAGCAGGAACAAGAACGTCGGTAATGGTCTGAGTAAGGCCTGGTTGAATAATCATATCTTTATCCCTTAATTACAATTAAACGCCGCCATTGCCGGTTTGAATGTTGAGCGTTGTTCCAGATGCTGAGATGTGCGCGAGCTTTGTGAAGCCATTTGCTTTGCGTATAATAACTTCGCTGCCAGCACGAACAGCCAAGTCAGCAGTCGTTGCAGTAGCAGCAGTTTCACCAATGCGAACGTAGCAGACGTTTGCGCCAGTGTTCACAAGACGGACGGAACTGTCAGTTCCCGAAATGGTTACTGATGCTGATGCCGCCGCAGGAGTTGCAACAATGTTCGATCCATAATTAGGAGCAAAAGGATTTACATAAGACATTAGCCAACCTTCCAATTTATGCCGTCGCTATAGACGGGGACTTTGTTTGCGCCGCCACCAGCAACGGTAGCAGCAAATGTTGTGGTGCTTCCGTCAGTGATGAAAGCCCGTGCGCCAGTGTTGCCAACAGCATTTGGAAGCTGGGCAAAGGTCGATGGCGTTGTTAGCACTGTGTTTGCAATGACTGCGCCAAGGTTCGCCTGAATGTATTCAATAAGCGTTGTCACTGAAGAACGACGCGCATCGCCTTGGCTTGGCAGGAACAGAGGCAACTGATCTCCACCATTGACCTGTGTTACAGTCGGTAGCTGATTAATTGTGGGCATTGATTAACTCCATTCGATAGGGCCATCAGGCCCAGCATTTACAGGATCATAAGGACGGTTAACGTAAGGATTATCCCAGCGCCAAGGCTTGTTGCCCTGACCGATTGGCATAGTCGATGGAAGCTGTTGCTCTAGCGGGAATGCAGCACGTTGCATCAATACGTTGTAAGCGCCCTTAGCTGATACCTTGGTGTCAGGTGATACGGACTTGCCGTAACCTGGGGCAATCCGAATGGCGAGGTTTGTGATGATAGCTTCCCATGCGCTGTCAGGCACATTGGTTTCTGTATCTAGGTCGCTGTCTTGTGGGTTGCTTGGCATTGCGTAGCCAAGGCGAATGCCAGCAGCATTCCATTCAGCAATCATGGAATCCAAACGGCGCAGCGCAGCCTCTAGCTGTTCAGGCTGAAGGTCAAAGACGTAATCTGCCATGCCAATTTCTTCAAAGGCTGACGTTACGAACTGGCGCTTTGTATAACCCATTTAGACCTCCAAGTTCAATGCGATGCCTTATATCAGAAAATGACGCATTAAACGAATAACTATTTCTTCTTCATCTTCTTACTCATGCCAGCTTCTGACAAAGCGATGGCAATAGCTTGCTTGGCGTTCTTAGCCATAGGAGCCTTCTTTGGCCCTTTAGGATTAACACCGGAATGCAGCTTACCAGCCTTATACTCACCCATGACTTTGGCGATTTTCTTAGCGGCTTTGGTAGGTTTCTTTGCCATCATTATTTCCTCTAAAGAAAGAGGGGGAAGCCGAAGCCTCCCCCATCTCTATTACGCTTGATTGAACAAAAGTATCCCCGCCATTTCAGGGTTTGTCATTACCACACCATACAGTGTGTCCAGCGTGTAAAGCGTCTGGAAGGTCAGTGGATCGAACTTCTTGGTCATGACCAATTCGATGCCCTGATCTGTAGCAGCGCGAAGAACGTCAACGCCTGCGCCATCTGGAACAGCATAACGGCCTGGGAGGAGTTCGATTGAATCCTTGCGCCAGAACGGGTTGATGTTCGATGCAGTGGTGTTGAGGAAGTTCAGCGATGCAGTTGCCGAAGTCGATGCAACCGACACGTTCTGGTACTGCTGTTCAGCATCAGTTGGTGAGGAGTTAGCGCCGATGATTGGAGGGCTGATAACCATCGAAGTACCATCAACAACTTCGATAACGCGGAAGGTCTTCAACTGACCTGTGCTGCGCTTCGTGATGTGGTGGACAGCTTCAATGCCAGTGATCGTGAACGCATCGCCAGCAAGAATGCCAGTTGTCGAGGAGACAGTGACAGTCTGATAGCGGTTGTCTACGTTCAGAACGCCTGCAACGCTGGTGGTGGTTGCCCGTGGAACATAACGAACCTGAGCGCCGTTGGTTGCAATCGTGCGGGTTGCCGAGTTTGCATTGCAACGGTTAGCGTAATCAAGCTTGTAGGTTTCAAAGCCAGCTACTGGGCCAACATACGAACGCTCGTAAGCGTTAGCAGACTTGTTGCCGGTGAACGAACGAGTTGCGATAGCCAAGTTACCAGCCATGCCGTTGTAGTCGCGGCTCGACAAAGCGAGGTAACGATCTTCAGCCATGACACCCTGTTCGTTCATGATGCTGTCGCAAAGTGCGATGTCATCATAATCGCCAGCAGCACCTGTTACGTCAACGACAAGCGTACCCTGAGCAGCAGCCAAATCCATAACGGAAAGGTTGATGTCCGAAGCAAGCTTCTGCTTTGCAGCAGCGCCCAAACGATCTTCCTGCAATGCGTCACGCAGTTCAAGCGCATCCATCTGCCAAGCAGAGCATGGGCTGAAACCAAGTGTCGAAGGCACGGAAAGCTGGGTCATTGTCTGAACGTCGGAAGCAATGGTGCTGCCGATGGTACGAGTGAACGACTGAGCGATGTATGGTTGCGGACGCCACATTGTGTCACGAGCGCGTTCCATCGTTACGCCATTGGTGTTGTATACGTTGATGTTCTTTGACAGGATCAAAGCATCGTTGAAGCCTTCGAGGATGTTCTCAAAAGCAACAATTTCTTCTTTCGAAAAAGCGTTAGCCATTAAATTAACTCCAAAAAATTAGGTTTTCTTATTACGGCGCTTGTATTCCATGACCTTTGACAAGTCTCCGGTCTTCAGAGCTTCAGCGCGTAAGCGTTCAAGTTGTGAATCAATGGAGCCAGACACACGCCCACCGCTTGTGGTGATTGTACGCTCTGGCGCGGTTGCTGCCTTACGGTTCGTTACTTTCAACTGAGTCTCCAGTTTTGCTACCGCAAAGGCAAACTTCACGGGGTCGGTGATTGCTGCAAGTTCTTTAGCTCGCTTGGTGCTTTTTCCAATTGCGTAGATAAGCAAAGCAGGGTTGTCAGAGCCTTGTAGAACAATCCCTTGTTGCGTGACATCAAACGTTTCTAAAGCCGTGGCTTCAGCTTCGTCATAATCCCGCACCTTCAACGAAGATTTAGCCTTCGCATAGGAATCAAGCTTGTCCTGCCATGCTTTAGCTTCAGCGTCTTGCTGGGCTTTGGCATTGGCTTCGGCTGCATCGTATTCGCGTTTATGCTCATACCAATTAGCAAGCTTTTGTTCGTACTCGTCGGAATCATAATCGCAATTTTCAAGCGTGGGCTTTGCAGCTAGTGAAACCTGTTTTGTCTCAGGCGCTGGCGTATTTAGCTTTGCTTCAAGTTCGCGTATCTTCCGTTCTTTTTCCCGATTTGATTTACGCAATTCACGCACCCAAGCAGGCGCACGAACTTCTTCATCTTGAGGTGGCGATTCCTCTCCGATAGATATTACGACTTCATCTTCGTCATCTTCTTCTTCATCATCAGCCATGTCGATGGAATTGGTCTCATCTTCTGGTTGATCGTTGATGTCTGTGTCGATGTCGATTGTGTTGATGTCGTCGTTATCCTGTTCTGCCGTTTTCATGTTTTAACCCCATTAACTCACCCTAATTTAGCGTAGAGTGGAAACGCTTGGTTTTATCATTACACATTTTTATAAATGACGCAATGACATCACAAACCCATTGCCATTAATAGCAATGCGTCATCATTCTCCTGATCTAGCAAAAGGACTTGGATTGCCTCTTGCTCATCATCTAGGAACTCTTGAATTTCGTTTGCGGCAGCTATTAAGTCCGCATTTAAATTATCATCATTCTCATCGTTTGCGCTCTTGACGCTTAACTGGGCCAGCAGCTTAGACAGTTGCTTTTGCAGCGCGTCAGCCGTGCCTTGTTCGTTGAGATAGGAGTTGAGGCTTTTCGCAGTCTTACGTGCCGACGCAATCTTGCTGTCAGTTAGAACGTCAACGCTCTTGACGACTTGGCTTGATAGCGCCGCTTCAAAGATTGCGCGTTCGTTGGCGAATCCACTTGTCTTGCGCTTGCTCTTTGTCTTGGCTGGCTTGCTGCTTGATGAAGCCTCACCGCCACCACCGCCAACCAATTGAGCAGGTGGATCAACGACAGTAGGCGAATAGAAGATGTTTGTGTTGACTAGTAGGCTTGGCGATAGCTCTTGTGTACCACCGGCCAACGCAACCACTGGGCTGTAGAATGTTTGTTCATAGGTGAACAGTGATGGCAACAGCGGATTTATTGCAGTTGCAGATCGGAAGAGCTTCGTGTAGGGAAAGA